ATTTTTTAGCTACAAATTCAGCAATTGAATATATACTATGCCCTAGAAATATATTCCATTCTTTTGGTTCTATATTTGGATTACAAAGTACTGAATTATCTCCTGAGTGAATATAAATAGTATCTTTTGATAAATTTTTACCAAACCATTCTAATAATTTAATACCTCTAGCTAAAACCTCCTCCTCACTTATACTATCTTTATCCATTCACATAATGATTTATCATAATAAACTGCATCTAATATTCCTTTCATATGTTTTTCATCAATTATTCTCCATAAATCTATTCCAGATTGAGGATTCTGTCCAAATCTTAATCTCAGAAGAGTAATATTATTGGTATGAAGAACACCTTCCCAATTATATTTATCTGATTTATAACCATTTAAAATAGGATAAATCAAATCTTCAGGATAGTTCTGTTTCTGAAGATATGGTCTTAAATCAATTTTACTAATTCCAATAACCGTATATTCATTATTCATTCTTTAATAGTTTTAATGTACTTTCCATTGATTTTCAATGCTTCATACCTTCTTCCTTTAATTGTTGTTTGTAATACTCTATTTATTACTAAAAGAGGATCATTTGATCTAACATTAAAATAGGCTTTTATAGCACCTTTATTCTTTTCAAGTACTTTTCTATCATAATTCATTTCTCCTTCGTTAAATGTAAAGTATTTAGCTTCTAGAGCCATCATTTGACCATTACTTAACATATCAAGTTCTATGAATCTACCATGATCTGTTTTAACTGTACTTATATTCCTTCTTCTATCCTGAATTCTAATACATGCTTGTTTAACTAACCATCTAATAGTTTTTTCAGGACATTTCCAATCTACTTGTAAAGAAGTATCTTTGTATTTTATAAATGTAATTAAAGCATTTTGAATCGCATCTTCTGCATCTTCAACTACTTTAAGAAATCTAATTGCTTGATTTAAATAGGTTTTGTAATCGTATATATCTTGTTTCATACTTTTAATTAAAAAAGAGAATAGTTACTATTCGGCACGCATAGTAACCACTCCCTTTAAACCCTTACAGGTTTATGTTTTAATTTCTTGTTTTACTAATTCATCACTAAATATTTCTTCTTCTTCCTTTAATGCATTTCCAATCTCAATATTTCTTGGTATTCTTGTCCAATCTCTTTCAGGTATTCCCTCATTTATTGCTTCTTCTTTAATTACATATAGAGACTCATCTCTATCTAATATCTTGCATATTGTATCTCCTTCGCCATACATACTATAGTTATGGAATCTTACTATATGCTTTTTATATTTCTCATCTAATTGAGAATATTTACTTTGCTTAAAATAATCGTAATTCTTTTGATGTTCTTTTGAAACATTAAAGACAAACATTTCATGAGTATTTCCAATAGGTATTGTTGTATTATATGTTGGAATATACTTTAATCGTTCTAAAAAATTTTTAAAAATCTTGCTTTCAGATGTTGAAAATAATAAAAATATGTTATTGTCAAATTCAGGATAATTATCATATCCAATAAAACAACCAGAGAGATTAACAAAATCTCCTAATCTATCTCCGATCATTGGTGCTATAAATTCATAACTTTGATTTAAAAGTACTTCTACACCATTTTTTATTGTCTTTCTAATATCTCTTTTAAATTTGGTTCTTTAAATAAATTACTCTTTTTAACCTTACCATCTTCTCTATAAAGTGGATTTCCATTCTCATCTAATTTACTCATATTACTCTTATGAATTTCATCGAAAATAGCTTCAATCTTATCTTCTAAACCATGAGAAATAATACTTCCCAATACTATATATAATTGATCTCCTAGAGCATCTGCAATTTCTATATCATTATTCTCTTGTACAGCTATTGCATATTCATTTAGTTCCTCTAGCCCAATTTGATACCTTAATTTTGCAACTTCAGGATGTTTTTTATAATTTTGAGTTTCAAGTAAACCAAATACTTTATGAAATTCTTTAACTTGTTCTAATTGTTTTATCATTTTAAATTTTTAAAAATATGTGCTATCACATCTACTGTCCATCCATTACCTATTGCTCTATATCTTTGTCCTTCAGATACACAATCAGTATAAAAATGAGGTAAAGTTTGTAATCGTTCACATTCCAAAGGTGTTAAATATCTCTTTAAATCAGTTAAAAGAATAGTATCAAATTTACCTATAGCAAGAAGAGTATTTGATTTCTCTGTTTCTATAGTACCAAAATGATTACCCCATCTCTTTTGATTTTGTTTCTTTTGAATATATTCATCTGTAAGATCTCCTATTTTATCTACCCATAAAATATCTTTCAGCTTAATATTCTTATCTTCAGGTTGCTGTACATTTTCTATATTAGTCCAATATAATCTTTTTCTATTTTGAGCAGATACTAAATTAGAATTAATTTCTATTGGTTCTACTTTTAAGAATTCAGAAATTATATTTTGATATAACTTCTTCATTTTTACATTTTCTAATAAGAATTTAATTTCTGGATTAATCTTTTGTAGTTCTTTGAGTATTCTTACATATTCAAAGAATAATTTACTTCTTTCATCTTCAAAATTTAATTGTTTACCAGCAAATGAAAATCCCTGACATGGACTTCCACCTATTAATAAATCAATTTTTGGTAACTTATCTACTTTAATTTTTGTTACATCACCTAATTGAATTGTTTCTGGATAATTCTTTTGTGTAATTTTTATTGCATTTTTATCAATTTCACTTGCGAAGTAATTGTTTATTTCTATCCCTACTCTATTGAGAGCAATTTGCCCACAACTCATTCCATCAAATAAACTTAATACGTTCAAATCTTCTCATATTTAATAGGATTAGGTAATTCTAATCCTTCGTAACTATCTAGTATCTTTAAAGATTTATAATTCTTATAAAACTCATTAATACCGTATTCTTCTCCAAAATATTCTAAATATTCTTCATAGATCATAATTTTCAAATCTCCTGAAGGGTATTGAGTAATTAATTTTTCAACAAACTTCTCTCCTTTACCTGGAATTCCTTTTATATTATCTCCTACATCACCTATAATCATTGATCTCCAGAAATAATCTATTGCACCTTCTTCACTAGTATCTTCAAATCTTTTCTTTTGAGGATTATAATGAACTCCTTCTAGATTAAGAATATCTTTATCATTGGACACTATAATTGGTTCTAAACCATATATTGCTGTTAAATGTGAAGAATCTTCTATATTAATTTTGTTATAATAATTTCTAGCAATATTTACTAGATCATCCGCTTCTAATTCATTATGAATATAAAATCCCCAATGATCTATTAAATACTCTTTTAAGACCTTAAAATACTTTGGTCTTACTCTTCCTTTTCTATTAGCTTTATAATCCTGATTGATCTTATATCTAAAAGAACCACCTGTTAGAAATCCTAAATACCATTCTGCCTCAATAGTATTTAAAATATCAATAATAATATTGTCTACCTTTGTAATCATCTGACCTACGTCTGGATTACTCTGATAAACGAATTTATTATCTTTTCTAACAGGTTGCCCTTCTTGATCTAATTCTTTATCTGGATTTGTTGCCAAATATAAAAAGTAATCACCATCAAATAGTGCTAACTTTTGCATTCTCTTTAATTTTATCCTCTAATTGTGTGTACAATCCTTCTAGCTTTTTTAATTGCCTGATTTTAGCATTGTAAATTCTCATTTCTCCATCATCTATTAGATAATCATATTCTGGTTTTACATCATCTATAATATCTGCTAATACTGATCTTGCTTCGAGTAATTTATTATTATCTAAATTCCACATTAAATCTTCTATCTTAGGATGAGGAAAAACCGCATCAAAAAAATCTGATTTATTCATATTTTATTGTTCTAACATTTGTAATATCAACTATTTCTCTCCATAATTTTCTATGATCTTCATCTTTATATGGTTTATAAGTAGGTGAAAAATTATCTACTTCTTTCCATGCAACAGGATTTTGTGTAATACCCAAATATTTTATAATTACATTTATATTAATATAAGGAGCTAAATCTACACATTTTAAATAACAAGTTCTTGCTTCTCCCCCTGCTGGATATTCACACCATACTAAAATACTTTTATTAATATGATCTTTATAAGATAATTCAGAAAAAGGTTTCCAACCATGTATAAAATTATTAATATTTCCTCTTTTAAGTTGAACTTCAATTTCCTGTAATCTTTTCTGTAATCTTTCTTTTTCTACTAATAGTTCACTCATTCTTTTTCTAATTGTTTTAGTTTACTAACTAATGCAAGAAATGTATCCATTTCCATTATAGCTAGCTTTGTTGTTTTCCTTTTGTGTAAAACAACTGTAGGCAAACTTAATCTTTCAGGATATTCTTTAGTTAAAGCTTGTTGGACTTCATCTAACACTTCCTTATAATTAATATGTATTACATTCTTTGCTTGAATATTATATGGAATAAAATCCAAATCTACCTTACATGAATCTAATAATCTACTTGTTTGTCTAGTTGTTTTACACCTAGGATAACCTAAATCTCTAAATATTTGAGCAAGATCTCTCTCCCATTGAAATCCTTTCGCACGATTTGTCTTACCCTTATTCTTTTTTGCCATTTATTAATCTATTGGAACAATATCTGTCACTTCATTGCTCTTTTGTTTAACTACTGGACCAATTTTAATATTACGAATCTGTGAATCTTTCAGTACATGATTATGAAGTTTCAAATAGAGTAGTACAGCATCCCTATTAAGTGGTCCTTTCATACCTTTAATTGTAACCATTCCATCCTCTGCTGAATTAAGAAATCCTTTTAAAACCTTTTTCATCTGATTTTTACTAGATGCATAGTTTTCACATAGCAATGTAGCATAATCAGCATATTTAGTTCTATATTGATTTAAAGGAAGAATTGTAACAGTATTCCTTAATTCCCCTTTAGAAATCATATGACAAGTTGCAATTCCACATTCATTATAGGTTTTCTTACCATTGATAACACTATCATCAATCTCTTTTCCCCAATAATAATCTCCAGAAATATAGAAATCTTCTTCAGGATTAATCATTAATCTCAATAATCTAGTTGTATATGATTCTTTCTTTTCAAAATAAATCTCTCCAATAGTCCATTGATTTACTGGTATTCCAAAAGCATTTCTAGCTGAAAATTCACTTGTTGAATCTGTTGCAAATAGTTCAGCCATTGTTTTAAGATTCTTATTCTTTGATTCAGTAGTTTTACCTCCTACATCTTCAATTTTAACATCAAGATAACATTTATTAGAGAATTTATATCCTTCATCTTCAATAAAATCACCTATAGTGATTATATCATGATCAGGGAACATAAATGCTAATTTATTTGTACTTAAAGTAATATCAAAAATTGAACAGAATAAAGTTTTATCCCTCTTCAATAAATTAATAAACTCTGGTATACACATAAACTGTTTAATAAAATGATAAGTATCTGAATAATCAGATCCTGCATTGGAATATTTAAAAAATGTTCCATTATGAACCATCAATACATCTGCAGATGTACCTTCTAATTCAAGTATCTCATTTTGTTTATCTGATAATACAAATGGATGACAATTATAATCTGTAAGTTTACCTTTATTTCCTCTTCTTGAATGAATAATTAATTCATCATTAATGGTTAAATTAAGTTTTTTTACATCCTCTAATAAAATATCAATATCTGTATATCCCTTTTTGAAACTTACTAATTCTACACCATCATATTTGGCACAGAAACCATAACCATCTTTATTGTTTACAGCTCCTGTTTTAATAGCATTAATAAATTTATCTGAATATTTATCCGTACCTTTACCTGCTATACCTATGAGACACATATTAATTCTTTTATTGATTTCTTTTCTCCACAACCCTCTTTGTATTCTTTTCTTTCTTCTTTAAGTCCAGCAGTTGTATTACCAGAATTAAATTTAGCCTTTCTCTCTTCAATATAACCACAAAGAACATGTCCTGTTTTAGGATAAGCTGCCATGATAATATCAGTAAGAGTAAGATTTTCAGTAAGAATTCTTTCTTTGTAATTTTCAACAAAGTGAACAAAAGCCATACAAAGTTTAATCCAATTGTAGATTTTAACAAAATTACTAGAACCTGGATGATTTCTGAATTCTAATGTATAAGATCCATTTCCCCTAATATTAAATGCTGCTGGAATAAGATTTAACCAACAATATCTTGGAGTGGAATGATCATATTGACACTTTGGACCCATTGGATGTTGAGCCTTTCTATTCACTTCTTTACCTTTTTGAATTTGATAATGAGATAACCATTCATAAATACTCATGAAATAATCATCTAATTCAAGTTCTCTTTCTCTATATTCTTTAGAAAAAGCAGTTTTAGTGAATTTAGTTCTAATTGATCTACAATATTCATTACCTTTTCTAGTTGGAGGCATTATAGATGTAATCTCATGCTCAAGTTTATTACCTAAAATATATGCTAAAGTAATAAATTCTTTAGAGGCATCGAAGCCACCTACATGCACATGAATTCCACAAAACTCATCTATAGTTCCTCTTTTAGCAAGTTCAATACACATATCCTGTAAATGATTCATTCCTGTATCACCTGTAAGTACTCCAGTAACAATCTCTGGACCACCTTGTTTTGCATTTAATGAACCATCTCTCATACATTTCATATTGTACTTATGAGATAAATACTCAGGTATATACAATCTGGAGAATTCAAGTTCAACTCCAAAAGTATATTTTAATCCTTCAGTAGATAGATATGTTCTGCTTTTCCATCCACCATTATATCCATCTAAATCACAATCATTATCAAATTTCCTAAAATCTTTATAATTATTATTGAATAAATCTGGAGAGAAGAATTGCCCATTTACAAAACTTTCGATCATACCTGCATTAATAAATACTTCTGGATTTGCTCCATAAATACCTCCTAATTTTGCATGTTGTCCTATAGGACATTTTCTAGGATTTCTTGTATAACCAACTTTATTCTTATCAATATCTACAAATACTTTTACACAATTGTCTTTGAAATCAAATTCATTGGTTACAACATCTGTTATAATTCTAGGATCATCCTTCCTTACTCTCACACCATGAATTACCATTGTAGTTCCATCATCTTTTAAAAGTTCTTCTTCTTGTTTAGCTTTTTGTTTTTTAGGTATAGGAGGATTCCACATAGGAAGATCATCTGGTAATCCTATAGGATCTATGGGATCATTTCCAACATTCCATCCTGGTACAGCATTATTACCAGGATGTACTATAGGATTTCCTTCAGCATTTACCCAGACCCATTCTCCATTTACTTCCTTAACTGGCATGTTCCTCTTGTTTTATTGTTTCAAAATAACTATCATCAACTAATGCTTCAAGACTTGCAATTTCTCCATTAATATTCTCACCATGAGCATTCTTTTCCTTGAGTTTTTCAAGCAACTCATTCATTTTATCCAGAACTTCATTTACTTTCTCTTTCATAAGTCTTTCTTCTTTTTCTTCTTTAGATTCTTTTTTGAATTTTTTTGCATAATCAGATAACTCAAGCATTGTTAATTTTCTAATAGCACTATAAGGAACTGTTCCTGTAGTACCATTTTTCATAAGAGTTACTTCAGCTCTTTCATCTGCTAAAATATCAGTAACAAGTAATATTGCACCTTTAGATGCAAATTTCTTTCCTTTATCTCCTTTATTTGTATAAAATAAATCATGCATTACCATTACATAATCATTTTCACAAATTTCAAAGTCCGTGAAATCTATTCCATATTTTGTAATATGTTGTCTCTTATCATTACTATCAAGTACAATGACTGTATAATCATTTATATTTGAATAATCAACTGCCAGATACCATTTACCATCTAAGATATTATAAGGTTCATTTACGCTATTTCTAACACTAATACCTGCTCTTACCCATCTATTAACTAAATCAAATGGTTCAATAGATTCTCTATCTACATTAGTGAATTTCTTGACTACATTATGATAACTTCTTTTTAACTTACGTTTAGTAAATTTACCATCTGTAATAGTATAGAGATGTCCTGTATCAAATTGATCAATCTTCTTACAATCAATAACTTCTAATGATTCTTTAATGGAAGATATATACATATTACCATCCAAGTATCCATAATACAATGGTCTTTCATAGTTTCTATATACATATAATGTATTTGGTTTCTTAACATTTGTCCAAATAGTTGCTATTGCACCATTAACATCTTCTAAGAAATCAGGTTCATCAAATTTATTCACTGCATGACAGAGAAGTTCACTATCTACATTAAATTGATTCCATTTTAAACCTACTTTTTCCATTAAAGGATAAGTATATCGTAATGTTCCATTATGAACTAATACAGTATCATTTACTTTAAATGGATGAGCATTTTCTTTAATAATAGTTCCAACTGTAGCAGCTCTTGCATGTCCTATAAAAACATGATCTTCTGAAAATACATTGTATTTATTCAGAAAATCTACCATTGAAATATTATCTTTAATAATCCCTTTAGAAGGAGAATAGATCCCTGCGGAATCTTTTCCCCTTTCTAAGGCGTTATATATCATCAATAATTTTAATAATTTTTGATCTGGTGCTATCACACCTGAGTACCCCACAATTCCGCACATATTATACTTTAATTTCCTTTTTAACTTCTGTTTCTAATTGATACTTATCAGCAAGAACTCTTGCTAAATCAAGATTATTCGTATTAATTGCTTCTACAATATTCTTTTGATCATGATCCACAAAAGCACCAGAGTTGATAAATTCCAATGCTGCTTTAATATTTCTAAATAACCAATTTACTGTATCCTGATCCTGAATTACAAAGTTACCTAAAACCCTATACTCAACACCATATTGTTTAAATCTGAAACAACCAGCTTTACCATACATTTTCCTACGCTCTGTATCTTTATCTATAAATAGACTTGGAATAGCAAGGAATAAATCAAGTACTTTTACAATTTCCTCAGATACTTGATCTGTAGGGTTTTTATATCCAATGTGAATATGACATCCAGCAGTTCTTAAATTACTATTAGCATAATCAGCAGGTTCATTTACACTCTTTGTCCACACATTAAAATCTGGTGAACACCCTGCTTCTCTTGCTTGTTCATTATCAAAATACTTTTCATTTACATATCCAGATGATTGAATTGATACTTTAATATTCTTATCTTTAAGAAAATTATCAGTATAATCAATACAATATCTTACATTTTCATAAAACTTCTCTGGTTGTTCTAAAGAAACAGGAGGAAATGTATATTCAGCCAGAACATTATCTGTTTGAATTCCACAATCATTACCAATATCATGTGGTTCTCTCTTATTACCCTCTATTAAACCAATAGAAGATACAATTTCTTTATCATCTTTAAGAAATACTTCAGGATCAGATCCTATTTTTACTTTTTCAAGATTAATTTTCATTTGTTTTAATTTTCGATTACTACTTCAGAATTTTGTGCAATTTGTTTGTTACTTCTTTCATAAACTGTATCCAATAGTTTACGCATACATTTAATTGTAAAGCTATTATTAGACAGATACTCAGGATGCATTTGGATTGCAAGGCATTTAGTTTTTGGATAATAAGCTATTTCAACATCACAAAGAGGATTCATATCTTCATTATCTCCTCCTAAGTGCATTTTACTCCTATCAGGATTTGATGCAATGATTTGATATTCATCTTGAGGAAGATTAAATGGATATTGCATTTGATGATGTGTACTTGAAGCATCAATTTTCTGTCCTTTCTTTACAAGATCTTCAATATCTTCATGCAATTCAATTGAATGACTTCCAGCATGTTGCATATGCTGCACTAATTTACCACCATTCATAACACAAAGAAACTGCGAACCTCTGCAGATTCCAAGTATTTGCTTACCTAAAGATAGAGCTTTTTTATAAATTTCAATTTCTCTACTATCTCGTGCAATATTTGAACTGGTATGATAATGTTCTTTCTCTCCATATAAACTTGGATCAACATCCTCTCCACCAGTAAATAATACAAGATCTGCATCTTCAATATTTTTTACAATTTGACCTTCCATCCATCTTGCATATCCAGTTTGAGAATCTGCTATAAATATTTTCCTTTTTGCTACTTTATCTTTTTCCATATCTCTGTTTAACCAATCATTTGTTTCAATTTTTACTCCACCTCTTGCTTCAATATCACCTTTTTTCATTAACCAAATAATAACATTTCGATTAACACCATTTATTTTATGTGAAAATGACCAACTATAATATCCAGCATTCATTTCCATTTCATCAATATCAATAAAATCCTCATCTGAAACAGATAAGAAATCTCCTGTTGCAGGAAGATTATTACTATTTGTAAAATCTGCTACAGGATATGGTCCAAGATCAAATAATTGAATTCCATATAATATTGCTGTAGCTTCATGTTGTAATGATTTAAATTTATTAAAGTTTGGTTCTCCTGGTCTTAATGTACCATATGCAAATATGTATTTCATTTTGTTGCTTTTTTTATTATTTTTTTGTAATCTTTTGTTTTTATTAATTCCTGTATTTCTGAAAGTAAAACTCCTGATATACTTTCATTACTAAACGTATATTCAATATTAGTACTTCCTGTATATGAAGTTTTATCTTTAGATAATATACTTTTAAATTGATCTAATGTATGTAGATAATTAATATGACGCTGATAAATGGTATGATTTGAATTATAATATTCTATTATCCAATGAGCCATTTGAAATGCATAAATAGGTTCAATATCATAAGTATCAATTAATTCAAATATCAATTTTGGTAAACTATCAATCTTATCCTCTAATACATATCTAATTGCCTGTAGTGTACAATTTAAAAGAAGTTTATTTTGTTTCTTCTGACAAAATACAAGTATAGAATAGCAAGTACGCTCATCAGCTTTTTTATCTTTGACTCTTCTACAATATAATCCAAAAGAATTTATAAGCCTAATCCATCTATCTACTTCTTTTTTTGAATAATCAATTAGATCTTTTGGAATAAGAACTCTAATTACAGATTTGCTATTAATATATTCTTTTGAAGAGTTATAAGTGATATGAGAATAACAAGATGTACAATAATTTGTATCATATTCTTTTATCTTCTTCCTATCACTTATAACTTCACTCCAACTATTCGTTGTCTTAGACATTATTTATACTTATTCTTTAGAATTTTAGGAATTACATTAAGATACTCATTATAAGTATTTTTCAATAATTCTGGGTTAGTATTAACTTCATGAATAGTAAAGATGTGTTGTTTACCTTCTGAATTATATCCTACATCAAATGCACCTAAATCAAGTTTTAGGATTTTCATTGCTTTTAAACACTCAGCTTGCATTTCCTTCCACAACCTTGGTTTAACAAAGTCACGTACATTTGTATGATTCTTTGTATTAATGATAATATCATTCTTATTTTCTTCTCTCTTAATTTTCTTAACTGAAAAGAAAACTTCATTTTGTGTACAATGTAACCTGTATTCAGAAGTACTTTTGAACAAAGGTTCAATATAATATTGATTATGCAATACTTTTTTAAATACTTTCAACTCATTTGCATCCTCAACTACATAAACACCCGCTCCACCACTACCTACAGCATGTTTAATTACACATGGATATTTTTGTGGTTCATTGAAATATTCAAGAGTTTTAATATCATTCTTATTAAATAACTCTTTCATTTTAATCTTATTAATACAATTTTTTACTGCTTCTGCACTATTGATTTCCAGAGGATAATCTTCATATTTCTTTTCACCACCTAAGCGAACTACAACATTCTTTTTGAATCCTTGTACTTCATCATTTTTTTCTAAATCTGTAGCTAACTTTTTAGCACGTTCTTGATACGTTGCAATGTGTACTTTTACCATTTGTTTAGTTTATTAATTTAAATTTATCTTTATATTCTTTTGTAATATTACCTTTAGTATCTTTTAAAGTTAATATAATTCTACTATCACTACTTCTTGAAGTTACTTCCATTACTTCAAATCTTTCACCGTAGATTTTCTTTGATAGACATCTATCATTTACACATTTTACAGATGATCCTACTTTAATAGTTCTATCTTTTGGAAAATTATAACCTTGTAAAGTGGGATATATAATTTCACAATCTTCAGCTAGGACACTTATTGGTACATTATTAGCATTTAAATTATAGATTAATCTCTCTTGTCCACCTAATGTTTTCTTATAAGTAGTTATTAAAGGAAATATTTGTCCAAATAATTCTCTTCTCTTCTTCTTACCAGTCATTAATGAATTAGATATTTCATAACTCTTCACCTTAATACTAATACCTATTGATAAATCATTTGTTTTAGATATAATTAGAGGATTATTAATGATAGTCTTTTTTCCTTTATCCCAATAAATTGCTACATTGTGACCATTTTCAGTTATAATATAAGCTGCTTTAGAATCATAATAACTCTGTATTTCTTTACTATTATGATTAGGTACAATTATGTAAAAAGGACTTTCATTATTTGGCATTTCTTCATTAACTTTTTCAATACAACGTTCAGGTATCCACCATCCACTATCATCTTTAAGTCTACCATTTAGATTGTGACCTCCTATCCAACCTTCTTTCACTACTCCTATATTAGTCCCAATCTTTACTTCTGTAGCTACTTTTAATAGCTCTCCCATAGCAAAAGGATGATCATAATATTTAATTACCCTAACAATCTGTCCAGATTTAAACATAATATTTCTTTTGTTTTTTCAATTCCTTTATTCTTTATAAAATCCGATATATCTTTGTATTCATCTAAGAAAAAATATTTAAAACCATATAGTTCATGAAGTGTTTCTGCTCCATTTCTACCTGCTTTATCATTATCGAAAAGTGTAATTATATTTGTAAATCTATGTTGTAATGTACTGATCTTTAATTTAGAAGGAAATGAATTCTCTCCCTGAAAACCAATACTACTATAACCTAATTTATTTAACACTAAAACATCTTTCATTGCTTTAGTTATTATTAAAAGATCCCCTAACCAAGGTAACATATGTTCACCTTGCAAAGTATCTGCAGTTCCATAAAAATAGAATTTTCTATCTTTATTAAATGGCTTGTAGATCTTATATTCATCTTTACTAAAAAGATAACAAAAAGTAAAAGGTTCTTTAAATTTAACAGAATACTCTTCTCCAACTACCCAATAGTGATCTAAAGATCTTACATTACCAATATCAAGATCTTCTTTGGTAATATAATATTGTGCCCAGTATTCAAGCTCCTCTTTTGAAAACTCTTTAAAGGTGGGAATGATCTTCTTGTTCTCTCTTATCCTTCTTATAGGTTTAAATGAATCACCATAAAAAGCAATATCTGGTTCAATATCTTCAAAATCATTTTTAATCTTTGATAAAGAATCTCTATATGAAAGATTAAATTTCCACATAATATAGTCCCAGATACTGAAAGATCCTCTTCTTCCAAAGTCCTTTAATCTTAATTCACCCTCTCTATTATAGTAAAATCCAGCAGAAGGGTTTTTCTCTTTTCTTAAAGGACTAAAGAATTTAATCTTAGTCTGTATTTCTAATCCAGTATAGTGATTCCATAATTGCTCTTGAGTAAATTTATTTAATATATCCTTTTTATCTAATTGTTTTAAACCTTCTGTTGTATAAATCATTAACTACAAGAGTATGATGATAATTTATTGTCTATTTCTTTAATTCTCTCTTTTATTTCATTACAAAGAAAAGTTTTTACAGTAGAAAAAAGTATAGGATCATGATATAAACCCCATAAAGTTGATCCCATATAACTTTTACCACCATATACTTCTATTTGTATTTTTTCACCTTGCATTAATGTAGATAAATCTCCTGTTAATTGACTTTTCTTTTTATATAATTCAGAAACCTCTTTTGCTTGTTGATCTGTCATTTCTCTAATTTTATTAATACTTTTTGACAACTAACACATTCAATAGTAATTGTATTATCTTTAATTACCACTTCTAATTCATGTGTTTTATGATCTTTAATAAGATCAAATTGTTCTTTATCTATTTTCATTCGTTTTCCCATAATTGACATTCTGTAATATCATAAGTTTTAGTATAATCTTTACCATTTGTTAATAATAAAGTTAAATTAGAAGAATAATATCCATTATTATATCCATAACCAGGAATTCTAACAGAAAATCCTGAAATTGGATTTAACTCAATACCATATCCTTCAATTCTTGTAAAGAAATTATCATTTTCTAAATCAAATTCTAGATTTTCAAAATCTTCTAGTTTTAAATCATTAAATTGTAAAAAATGATGTTCACAACAATCTTGATCATGCTCTGACATTAATTTGATACTATTATCAAATTCAATAAACTCATCTGTTACTTTTATTACTTTAGTTTTCATATTGTTTTTTAATTTAAAATAAATATTATAAGGCTGGTTTTATGAGTCCATTTATCCACGTACCTCTCTCTAACTACGTTTGCACCCTATATTATTTACTTATGAACTACATCAGTTATCTGCTAACGTTTACTGCGTTATTTAACCCATACTGTGCAGAAATGGGATTCATTTTTAATTATTATAGATCACTAGGATCATGTGTAACCATTTCCTGTTTTACATAAGGAACATAATCATATTTATTTGTTTTATCAAATGGCTTAACGTGATCTTTACCTTCAGCTTCTGATGCAACAAATCCATATCTCCTAAATTGCAATGCTAATCCAAGAGTATTGTCTTGTTTAGGATATTCCTCACCTTTAATAGCAAACCAAAGGTACTTACCTGTAATAAACAATGCAAGTTGTGCTACATAATCTGTAAGATCATCTGCTTTAATACTATCAACTTGTACTCTTACTCCCAGCTTATCAGCAATGATTCCCATATTAGTGAGAAACTCTTCACTCTGATTCTGATTTTCAGGTTTCATATAAAAGGTACGAACTTTACCAATTTGTCCTTTAGCACCTCCTTCACCTTCAAAATTATCATCATCAACTGGTGGTGTTTCCATAAAGAATACTATCCTCTGACTACCTGTTCCAGCAGTCTCAATCTCCATTGAGTTAATTTTCAATAACTGTGGTCCACCACATGTTATATACTTACTCAATTTTCCTTTCTTACTCGTGTCAATTCCTTTTGTAGAATACATATATTTAATTATTTATTTGTGAATTTTTTAATATCTTGAAAAATTTCATTTGTGTCATTGGGTATTTTCAAACCCTTTAAAAGATCTGGTGGGCATTTAGCAGAAGTTCCTTCTTGAAAAGCATTATAGAAATATTCAGGTATTCCTTTATCCGTTAATCTCTTACCAGAATAAAGAACTAAACTAAATTCTTTTTCAATTAATCCTTCCCATTCTTTTCCTTTTGCCTTCACTCTTTTTTCCATAGCACCTTCAATACCCAGAATTTCATAATGAGCTGTAATGAATACCTCTTTCTTTACTTTCTTAACTCGTGAAAGAAGTAATCCAATATTATCATTATACATATTCCAGATTTCAAAATTCTTTTTTGTTGCTCTAGCCTCAGCTAAAAGCATTTCTGTATAGGCACTAAAACTATCAAAAACTATACAGTCAATTTGTGGATTCTTTGCATATTCAGCTAATGTTTCATAAGCTTCTTGCCAAGAATTACATTTTTTATGGTTTTTAAACTTATTTGGAAAAGGTAGAGGTTTGTTCTCTACATTAATGAACCCTGTTGTTTCAGGATTCATATTTCTAAAACTATAAGTTTTACCATCACCACTTGGTCCTACTAAAAGAACCTTATAATAATCTCTCTCCAATGCAACGGGCGTTGCCTCTTTTTCCATTACTTCCATTAACTAATCATCTCCTTCTCTACTACTGCTGTCTTAGCATCTGTTGTAGTAATATCTAATGCGTTTTGCAGCATTACTTGAAGTGCTTGAAGATTCAATGTGAATTCTTTCAATGTTACTTCTCCCTCAATTGCAGCCATTTTACGTCTGATAACTTCTCCCATTAAATTGGGTAACTCATTTAACTGAGCTGCTGCAATTTCTTTCCCATCCTTACCATGTGGTTCCATTAATTTCAAACCATTGTAGTTTGAAATGATCCAATACGGATCTAAAGCTTTGTCCTTAATAATCATATTTTAATATATTTGTTTAATTTCTCCCTTTTCTAACTTCTCTTTCATATCTGTAAACAAATCATCCATAGCAATTCTTCCTAATTCATCTTCTGCTTTATAATCATCCCAATCTAACATAATTACTTTAGCATTTCTTTTGTCACAATGTACTGCTTGTACAACTCCTCCATCAACTTCTATATAGATTTCACAATAATCTCCTGTTGGTAATTTTATAGTTTTATTCATCTACATTATTTAAAAAAGTTTTAATTTCATCTAATCTCTGTTTACTTGGAGTTCCTCCTCTTTCTTCTAATTCAACTAATTGTTCCAAATATTTACAAGCCTTTAGTAAATTATAGTATGTTAATAATTGTTTACCAGCTTCTTTTTCTACATCATTCATGTTGTTAAAAATTCTTGTGTTTCTTTTCCTTTAAATTCTAATAACTGTTTAGTATTTTTAATTGCACCTTTAGCAGGCATTACTGTATTACTATGATCACCCGTATAACCATTCATTCTACTACAGGCTAGTATATTAGCTAGCATGAGCTTCTCTAATGGTTCCTCCATAGTTTCATCTTTTTCAATAAATTCAAAAAATAAATCTATATCAAAATAAGCAGGTTCATTCCATAGATACCTAATAAAGTTTAATAATATTAAAGATTGATCATATGTACTTAGTAATTTTATTTTAATATATTCAACATCATTAACTATAACTAACTCACAAGGAGTTATCTTATTAATAAGATCAACTAAGATAGGAATATATTTTTTGGTTCTTGATTCAGTAAATCTACTGATATAAATAGTTTCATTACTCCAATATCTCATTCCTGCCCAACAAGCATCATTAGGATTTGGTTGTATAACTCCATTTAACATTTTATAAAAATAACATCTATAACCTCTCATTAATTCTTCTTTATATAATTTTCGTAATTAATTTCATTAGCTCTTGGTAATTCTTCAAATAGATTGGTTCTACCATCAAAATATAGAGGAAGATATGTATTAGCTAAACCATAATGTCTATCCTTTAGGAATATTAACATTCTGAATCTATCTCTTAATACATCTATTTTATAATCTCTATAAGTTTTAATATTATATCTAGCTGGAGCAAATAATCCAAGTATTAAATCTGCCTCTCTTTGTGTTTCTTTATTATTAGCAAGTCCATCTAGGCTAGGTTCAAGTTTCTGCTCAATACTTTGTCCTTGATAAAACTCTTGTTTCTCTTTCTCTGCACTCTGTTGTTGTACATTGATTACTATACACTTGTATCTTTTACAGAATCCTTTAAGACAATATTCTTTAGAATAATGACCTATTGCTTCATGTAAAGTTTGTTTAATTCCATCAACCTTTTCAGCTTGTAATAGAGATATATGATCTGTAACTACAAATACATATAAATTAGGATCTTTATACTCATAATCTATAGGTATTTCCTTACCATTATCAGTAGCTGTAACTGTAATTGCATGACCAATTTCTGGATTTTCAAAATAATCTCTTACTTTCTTATAAATTCCAAAAGGATTAGATACATGATCTATCACTTCTATGAATCCCTCTAATTGCTCAATAGAGGCTCTACAATCATTTATCTTAGCTAATAGACTATCAGATACTGTATATCTACCCAAGCTCTTTAAATCAGCATTAGAAAGAGAAATATTGTATTTTTCATAAAGTGCTGTAGATAAGAGACTTAACCAAAACTCTTCTTTAGACTCTTCCAAAGCAAAATAAAAAACTTTAACTCGTGCTCTGGGATTTTGTTTAATAAATTCAGATAAGCTATTAATAATGAGGAATTTAGTAAGCTTTGTTTTACCACATAATGTTAACTGCAATTTTATATATAGTTGCAGATCAGACTATCTCATGTTATTATTTCTAATAACCCGATATTTCTTAGGTGGATTTTGTTTTCTTCCATATCCACTAGTCGTTGAACCTTTCACAATACTTTTATAGAATTCTTGTGCTTGGTAACTGATTGTCCTTTTTAGGATATTCCAGTTTTAAATCGGTTTTAACGGGGCAATGTAAAACTAAACTTATTTTTATAGATTCCTTTATTATTTTTTCTTTTTAAACATTTCCAGATTAAATTTTCTCTAAAATTGAAAAATTTATTACATTCTTTTAAACTATTAAATAAATATTCTTTATTAGTTTTTAAGTCTTTAACAATAACTTTTTTATTTTTAGATTTTTTTAATTTTGGTTTTTTTGTTATATCCTGTACTTCTTTTTTATCTTCTTAATATTTAAATTGATAACCATTCGCTTGTTTATATATTCCGCTTAATACTCTATGTATTGAAGAGGGATCTAGTTTTAAATATTTAGCTGCTTGTCTTATATAGTCAAATGAATATTGGTAATCACCATTTTCAAGATATACATCAATTTTTCTTGTTCTTGTAAATTTTATAGTACCATTTTTATAACCTAATTTTAAAGTTTGTGAAACCTTTTTTCTACTTTCAGTAGAAAGAGTATTTCTTAATACTTCTTTAGTTAAATTATATTCTGGTTTTAGTATGTTAATCCAATATTGTTCTCTTTGTAATAGTTCTTCTTTTTCACACTCTTCTAATATAAAACAGGTAAAATTTTCAATTTTGTATTTATTTATAGCACTTCTTAAATAAATATTTTGATGTCTTCCTATTCTAAAATCAGATAAATGTTTATTTAATCTATTATAAATATTAATAGAACTTCCAATATAGATTTTTCTATTTTTTCTATTATAAATACAATAAATTCCAATTTTTTTCGAGTAATTTCGCGATATTTTCATATCACAAATATATAATATTTTTTACTACTTTCGACAAAACCTTGTAAATTTAGTTAAATTTACTAGGCTAATTGTTTGAAGCCACCCCGCTCGAAGCAGTAAAAATATTATACATTCCTTTCTCCCATCCAGGAAATCTATCATTTAATCTATTAAATGGAGAGGGAATACTAACTACCTCATTATTTTCTTTCTTCTCTTTATTCTTTCTTATTTTTTCATAAAGCTTATCAAATGCTTTTTCCACATATTTTTATTTAATTACCATCCATTTGCTGGTCCAGGAAAAGGATCATTATAACCTTTAGGTTCTGGTTGAAATATTTCATCTAATATTTTTTCTAAAACACTTATTGAAATTACAGGATTTCCTTGATAACCATCCTTTATAAATTGTTTTTTCTTATTAACTTCTGCAAGAATTTTATCTTTCATATTGTTTCTGTATAATCTGTATTATTCACTTCCAAATCTTCATACTTTTCCCATATATGCTGGTTTAACCATACTTCAATTCCATTCATAAATTGTATCTTTTGAGCTTCTCTTTCAAGTTGCAATTTAAGACATTTTATAATATGTTTATGAAGACTTGGTTTACCTTTTAATATACGAGCATATTTCTCTCTACATACTTCTGCTTGCTTTCCCTCTGACGAGGAAGCTCTTAGTATCCTTGATCCACCTTTACCATCAGGAACTTCTCTAGGAAATAATTCCCAGAGTTCTAAGAACTTCCTCTCAAAACTATTATCTTCAAATAGATCTGTTGCTTTACTGGTTAACGCAAATGTTTCTGTAATAAATGCTCTTTTAATTAAATTCTCACTTAATAATTTACCAAGTTTAAATTCAACTAAAGCCCTATCATCATTATGATACATTAAATATAACCAAGTATAGGAAGTTGGAGTTAACCCATGTTCCATTAAAAACTCAAGATCTATTACTACTTTTTTAATCATGATAATGGTCCATTAATTTCCTCATTATAAAAATCATCATCATCGAAAGGAATTACATTTTCATCATCCATAAATAACAATTCATCATCTTCTGGAATATATTCTTCGCTTTCAATCACTCCAGTAGCTTTACATGGAATACATGCAATCATTCTATTACCATCAAATACTTCTTTCATTCCTAAACAAGTAGGACATTCAACTAAGTGTTTTTGCATGATATATTATTTTAAAGCAATGTTAATAACAAAATGTGATGTTAGAACATATACTATTAAAATTCCCCAGAATATAATAGCTCCGAGATGTTCAATAATTTCTAAGTAATTTTTAAATTTATCTTTCATTTAATATTGTATTTGTAAATTAGTTATTTGTAATCTTAAATCTTCTTCATTAATATCATGTTCATAATATCTTCTAATATCATCTTCAGACACTTCATCATCAAAATATTCCTTAATTAATTGTCTTAACAACGCATAATCAGTGAATTTCTGATGATGAAGATCCTCTAATGTATTAATATACATTTCTAAGAATTCAATCATTATTCATTTTATCAATAATCTTATTAAGTAAATCAAGATCAATTTTATATTGACCGTTACAGCCAACATTTAAAGATTTTACTGAAGTAATTAATAAAGTTAATCTAATAGTTTCTAAACTAGATCTTTCATATCTAATTCCATTGATTATTACATAATTTTTATTAATCTTAACTTCATAGTCACCAATCATGATCTTTTCATCTTCATAAATTGGTTCAAACCAGTTTGTATTACTTAAAGATGAAATAGGAATATGACAGTGTTGTGTCCCACCATTTTCAAATTTAACTGAAGCAATATACCCTCCATCTAATTTTACAATTGTACCTTTACAGGTATCTGGTACATCTATTTTAAACTTATAACCAATAATCTTTTTATGATTTCTTTGCATGTTTTCTGTATTTTCTTTTAGTACGTATTGTTTAAATTGTTCAAATGTTATAATTGGAATACCATCATTTGATTGCGAACTACCTCCAAATAAACCATTTTTATCTGCATTTGGAGTATAATAGTTAGTAGTATTATTACCTATAAATCTATTCCAAAATGTATTTTTAAACCAATCCCATACAATTTGAGTTTCCTCTTTTGTAGTAGAATGAATATAATATTTTTCAGGCAATACAAATGGTTTAGATATAATAGTTGCCCATCCATATTTTGGAGAATAAATACAACCGCAATCATTACCTGAATAAATATTTCCAGCATCATTTAGACGCATATTATTTGATGTTACTGTAAAACTAGTATTAGAAGACCCTCCATGAATAGTTCCAATAGGATAATCTCTTTTTGCTTTTTCTAATAATTCTTTGTTATTCATTGTTCTGTATTTAAAAGTTTAATTCTTCAATATTTTCTTCTACTAATTCTGCCCATTTACCTTTCCAATAAATAGTTCCTGGAAAGAATCCTAATCTATCAAGATTTATTTTATACTGTAAATCATTATATTCTTGCATTGTATAAACTTCATGGGCACCATTAGTACTTTTAAATTTCTTTCCTGGAGTATATCCTTTTGCTGCTGCAACTCTTATTAAACTATTTCTAATTTCTGCTTCAGTAGCTATACCAAGAATTTCTTCAAATGTATCATCTTCATCATCATTATATGTATTGAACATATCACTAATCCAAACACTTACTAAAGTTTTCTTTTCATTAATAACTTGTTTAAACTTTACTAAATATTTATTATTTTCTCCGTTTCCAAATCTAGCCCAAACCCACATTCCTTCTTTTAATGGAATTGGTTTTTCTAATTCTAAATATCCTTTTTCAACTAGATCAGATACTGAATACATAAAATATTTTTCTTCATTTACTTCAGACCAGAAGCATAAATATTGTTTGTTATTACGAACTTCTACTTTAATAAATGTAAATGGATCATTACCCGTGTAAGTATTTTCTTCATGATCATCATTCCATGCTTTATATACATATTTTATTCCATTTGTATTAAACCATATAAGATCACCTTGTTTTATTTCGTTTATATTTTTCATTTTCTGAAACTTGTTATTAGATCAAATCCGTGTGAGATGATTTTAATTTCATTTAATTGTTTCTGTTTTTGTTTTTCTTCTTTCAACCGTTTATAATATTGAGTCATAAATTCATACATTTTATCTTCTTTCAATTTTTTAGTTTCTCTTGCTAATTTTCTTTGTTTAGCAACTTTCTCAGCTTTTAATTTTCTAAATTCTCTATTATTTTTAGAGTCAAATTCTTTTTCAAAGCCTTGAATAATATAAGGAACATAATCATTTTCATTTTTATATTTCTTATATAACCAATAATATTCAGGTTTTTTTCTACCTGTAAGTTTATGTCTATATTCAGTTTTATAATCAATAGAATAAAAGATATTTCTTTTACCTCTCTTAAATGGAATATAATATATATTATTATTTTCATCAAGATGGTATCCACAAAATCTACGAAATCTTTTATCTTCAAACCAAGTAAAGAATATATATTGATCTTTTTTATCTATCTTAGTACAATAGTAATGAAAAGCTAGATCAAAAGATTTACCTATATTATTTTTTAAAATTCTTTCTGCAATTTTATATGGTGATCTATTTCTAGAATGATGATTTTTTCTATTATAATAACTACCATGATTTCTAACAAAGTAAGCTCTTTTATTCTCCCAATGAGGAAGTGTCTCTAGTTTTTCAATATCAATCATTGTATTAAAATAATTCTAATTGTTGATTTTGTATTAATTATTTTTTCCAATATTTATCTATAGTAATATCTACTTCCATATTAACTTGTTTAACATATTTATTACCACAGATTATCATAATTTCTTTCATTTCTTGTGCAAATTGTTGGGCTAAATCTTCTCTAACTTCAACATCAATTGCATCATGCACTGTACATATTAGAAAAGCAACTTCTTCTTTGTATTGATTATTATACTCTTGAATTAGTCTTCTTATTTCAATTAAAGCTTCTTTACAAATATCAGCTCCAGTTCCTTGAATAGGCTGATTTCCACCATTTCTTTCAGTCTCACCTTCAGCCATTAAAATAGTTCTCCAATTAACTTTAGAGTTTTCTATTTCATTTTTCTTTATTTGTGCTCTTAAATCTTGAGCTATTTGTATTTTAGGATACCATCTTCGTCTTAAAGATGGAGTAAAAGTAGTACTAAACATTTGTTGTTTAGCCTTTAATCCTTGTTGTTTTAACCATTGATTTAAGTTAGGAAAAGCTTTTTCATATTCAACGAATAACTGATTAGATTCTTCTATTGATATATTTAAAGTATCAGCTAATTTACTTGGTCCCATTCCATATGGTTTTCCAAAGTTAATTGTTTTAGCTTTATTTCTTAAATCTTTATCTTCTTTTGTAATTTTCTTTTTAAACATCATAGAACCTGCATAACAATGAAGATCTTCCCCACTATTTAATACATCTATGAATCCTTTCTCATTACTAGCATCAGCCATTAATCTTAATTCTTGCCCAGAATAATCTGCTGATACCCATAAGAATCCCTCTTTAGCTTCAAAAGCATTTCTAAATTTATTATCTCCTGGAATATTTTGCATATTAGGAGCATTATCATCCTTAGACCCAGATGAAACTCTACCAGTATTTAATACTTGCCAAAAGCTTGTATGTACTTTATTAGTAGTTTTATTTATATATTTTAGAAATTTTTCTCCATATGTACTTACTATTTTAGCAGTTTTTCTATATTCTTGAAGCTTCTCGAAGAATTTATGTTCTTTAGTTAATTTTTTTAATTCTCTATCATTAGTACTTTCTATATTATAGCCCAATATAGAAATTAACTTTTTCATTTGTAAAGGAGAACTAAAATTTATATCATAGATTCTTTCTTCATAATTAAATAGATTTAATATTCCTGTTGGTTTATAAACTTCAGACAATGTCTTATCTTCTTGTATTATTAAATCTAAATCTCTTTGAATTTCTAGAAGTTGTAATTCAGCTCTTAGGGCTGTATCTAACCATTTATCTCTATTTAAATAAATTCCATTATACTCAATATCTGCTAATGCTTTAACAACATTATTTTCAATATTAAGACAGTATTCAAGATTATATTCTTTAATCTTTACTTCTTGTTTTTCCTTTATTAAATGTAAATATTTTACATCTAAAGCTGAATATTCAATTTGTTTATCTGTTAGTGGCTTATCTTCTATAGTTGTAAATTCACTTCTTATTTCTTTATCTAAAGTAATATCTAAATACCTTTTCATTAGATTAATTAGTCCGTATCCATACTTTTCATACCCACAAAAAAGAATACATTCAGCTAACATAGTATCATAAATATTCTCTATAATAATATTAGAAGCTTTTAAAAATTTATAATCAAATTTAGCATTATGAAGAATAAAATTATTATTCTCTAGAAAAGTTTTTAATTTTTGAATATCTATATATCTAACATCAATTACAAATTGATTTTCAAAATCTCCAAATTGTACTAAAATTATCTTCTTAGAATGACAATCTTTTCCTTGGGTTTCTGTATCAAGATTTATCCATTGATGATTTTTAAAATATTCAAACATAAAATCTAAAGAACAACTTTTCCATACTTCACTTTCTAGCAGCTTTTGTTGTCCTATATAATATATCATATTAATTTCTTTTTCCAAATATATCCGTACATAGATGGCTTTTCACCACTACATACTGCATATATATTATGTTTCTTATAAGTAGGATTTTTTTTAATTATATCAATTAATCTAGTCCATACTTTTATTAACTTATTAGTTTCTTTATCATATTGATATATTTTATATTTTGTATGATTGTTAGAAACTTTTTCACTCATTCGTTTTTTCTTTTCAGGATTATCTTTCCAAAATTGTATTGTTCTTTGTGAAGTTTTTAATTTTTCTTCTGGTTTGTTCGCAAATCTTTTCTTTTGTGCTTCAGATAGTCTTTTTCTTGTTTCTTCAGATATTATATATTTATTTTCACTATCAATTCTTATATTATAGCCAATTTTTCTATTGTTGGCTTCTAATTTAGCAATCCAAGATAATTCTTTTTCATAAAGTTCTTCCTTTAGACAATATTCCAATACTGAATATTCAAAAGAAATTCTCTTATATTTGTGCCAAGCTCTAATTAGATGAATATTTTCATCTTTTGATCTTTTATTCAAACCATTAATATGTCTTCTAATTCTATCATATATAGTTGTAGATCTACCAATATAGATCTTGTTATTAACTAAATTTTTAATTTGATAGATTCCTGATTTTTTGTTGTCTCTTCTTCTATGTAATTTCATGGATACAAAGATACAACATAAAAAGTCAAAAGTCAATAGTTTGATAAAAATTATTTCTCCCTGATAATCAATATATTATCTTAAATTATAATACTATGTATAACATAGTATCGAATAAAAAACATCAGATCATAAACCCAGATGTTTCTATTCATGTTTAAAATTTTAATAATAGACTTTACCCATCTATTGTGAGGCTATGGTTGGCATCAGGGACTAGTATTGTTATAGTTTTGATTTAACTAAATTTTTAAATTCTGTTAATTCCCATTTAAATTTGAGCAAATAGCGTATATCATTAATAGATAAACAAGGTTTATTCATTAAAATATATTCCTCTACTGCTTCTTTAGTTGAAAACCATAATCTAAAGTTTTTTCTATTAGAAACCTGATCATAAAATATATTATCTCTTGCAGTCTGTGTTAATATATTCCAAACACAATCTTTATTATGAAATCCAGGAATTATAAGTTCAGAATATGTATCTCCTAAAGGATAACCATTATGACAAAATTGAACTTTATCACCAATAGTAAATACTTCCTGATCAGATAATCTTTTAACTGAATGAATATGACATTGTTTATTTTCTAAATCAGTTTTAAAACTTTCTAATGTATGCATAAAATCTTTTTGATTACTGCACTTTAAATACATATCTCTTATATAAAGTCTATTAGAATGTAATTTATAAATTACATCTTTATATTGAGGATATTCAAAAGATAATATTTCCCATTCTTTCTTAGGTTGTTGTTTATCAATGTATTGTTGAAATGCTGATTCACCTCTAGACCAATGAGGTATAAAATTTCTATATTCCTCAGCAATTTGTCTAACTAAAGGATCATTTAATAATTCTTGTTTATTCATCTTTATCTGTTATTGTAAATATTGAAACATAATTATTATCACTGGACTCATCTATTTTAACAAGTTTTATTTTATTAATTTTTCTTTTCATTGTTATACAATAATTACCATCAATATAGGGTGTTTCACATACTTTATTAAAATGTTTCAAAATACCTTTTATTGTTTCTTTATATAAAAATGCACTATTATGATCTAAAATTGATAACTTATCTGAAGTTAATTTATTTAATAATTTAAGATCTTCAATTTCTTTATTTAAATTTTCAAAATCTTCTATAGATATTGTTACTGTATCTTTCATTTTATTTTAATTTATTAAGTATTTTAATATTAACCTGGATAGAATGAGACAAAATCACGCTTTTCTTCATAGTGAGTTTTATCTTTAGAACAAACTAATCTCACATCCCAAGTTTTTGTTTTTATATACCATTTTGGATTATCTAAGATTTCTTTATTTTCTTGTATAATAGGTTCACCACATTCAGGACAGATATTTAATTCTATTGCTAGTTTTCTTCTTTCTACTTCATTTTCTTTTTCAAGTTGAAGTTGTTTTAATTCTTCTAATTTTGGTTTCATATTTCAATAATTTCAATTTCATCAATAAATAAACATTGATGATTCTTTTTATCATTAAATTTTTTACTAACTTGATTCCGAACCCACATAGGTTCTTTAAATAATTCAATCTTAATGAATAGTTTAGCAGCTTGTTCAGTTCCTTTAACAATAAATGAATTACTAACTAAACTTTCATGTGGATAATATGAATATCCAACTTTCCAGTATTTTTTCTTCATATTTTTAAATTTTTGTGTTCCTAGAAGGACTCGAACCTTCAAACCCAATTAAGAGTAAGGGGATTTTAAGTCCCCCGTGTATACCAATTCCACCATAGAAACATAAGTGGAGCTAGGTGGAGTTGAACCACCGTATCCCTCTAATATTATTATAACTTTCTACATGTTTAGTATTTAGATTTCTCCTAATACAGGATATTAAATTTTTATTTTATAGTATTTATAAACTATTCATGGATGTAATTTACTTCATCACCATCTTTGAAGCTTTCTGATTAAGCTGCGTAAGCTAATTCTGGTTCAGATACAGTGCTCAAATCTGCTGAGCGATTAAAGGAGGTCTTCACCTTTTTTAATGCAGACGCGTTTTTTACAACATAGAGGACATCTGCTAGTCCACCTACTTCGTTGGTAATGGGTTTGCCATTTACAATTATATATAGAGTTATTAAACTGCTTCCAATACTAGCAGCACATGCTTGTTATAATTCAATTAAAAGGTCTTTCCCGTTAGCCCCATATTTTTAAACAAGTATTACAATGATCTCCCTTACTAGTAACTTACACTAGTCCTTACAAGATTGCACATCTAATTTTCAGAAATGTGGCATTATAATACTAAATCTATATTTATTCTTTATTCTTCAATTCTATTAGCTAATTCTTCTTGATACCATTTTTTAAATGATTCATGATTAAGATGTAAAAGATATACTTTTACTTTATTTCCTGTTCGTGGATTAATTTCTACTTTCGTTTCAATTAATTCTCCACAAACATTTAATTTCTTAATTTCTTCAGCTAATAATTGACCTCTACTTTTACCTTCATCTTCAATTACATCTGAAAATAATACAAAAGCTGATGGTCTTGGATTTGCTTTATGATATAAAGCTGTTCCTAATGCAAATACTGTTTTATTAGCGGTTTGATTAGGTAAATGATGCATTTCTAATACAGCACATGAAACTGCTGATTTAGTAAATTGAGCTTGCTTTGAATGTGTATATTCCCCCATATTATTTAATCTTGTACTATTTCTTTTAATGGTTTAAACTTATACAATATACTTCTTAATAATTCAGATTTATCTCTAAATTCATCAAGAAATTTATTATAGTCCTCTGTTAATACAGGTATTGTTTCAGATGCTCTTACATCAATAACTGTATTAGTTTTTAATTCATCAAATGCTTTCAATGCTTGCTCAAATGATTTCTTTGTTTGATCATACTTTGATACATTCATTTCCATCATATCATAGAGTAGCTCTATCTCCGATTTAGATAGAGACTCTATGAGATCTTTTATTGATTCTTGAAAATTCAATTCAATTTATTTAAGATTGTTTCTAAAGCTTTCAAATCAGCTTTATCAAAATCATCTAATGGATTATCATTATTATCAATATCACCTTCATCAATTGCATCTTTAATTGCTTTAACAACATTATTATAACCTGTTGATTTCTTGATTTCAATCAGTTGTTTTTGAGTTTCAAAGAATCCTTTAATATCTTTTTCATCAATAATAACAGCTCCACAACCAAAAGTCCATTCTTTAGTTACTGAATCTCGTACTACATCCCAATTTAGAAAATGAAATTTATTTCCTTTAAGAGATTGAACCTCTCTTTCAGCTTGAGCTTTGGTTCCATGAATTTTGAATTCATTTACACAAACATCATCACTAAAGTAGTCCTGATCATCTGAATTAATATCTAATACAAGAATATATTTGTTAAATCCAAACATATTATTTGGAATATTACCATTCCAACTAGATTCATCATTTTGACAAAGAAAGATTTCTTCATCATTTTCTTCTGTTTTAGGATTTACACAAATTTGTCCTATTACAATTTCTTGCTCATCTACTTCATCTTTATCTCCAAATATTGCAGTAAACCATTTACCATGTGATGGATGTACTTTTTTAACTACACTTGTAGTTTGATTAACTACTTCTTTACTCAATTGAATAAATTCAGTCATTGTAAGAATAATTCCAAATGGATCATTATCAGCTTGAAATTTTCCATTTACTTCTCCATAAAACCAGTCCTTTGATTTACCAGTTTTTTGTAATTTATATTTCTTATTTAGATAAGAAACAACACTTCTTTGAAAGTTTCCACTTCCTGTGCTTTTAACACACCAACTTTTTGGTAAGTTATTCATATTTTATTTATTTAAAATTAATGTAAATTTTCTTTGGTGATTTTGGATAATATAGATTTAATGCAGGACATAACCACAATTTGTGATTAAGATCTTTACAGATATAATCTGTACCTTCTGAATTATTTTTAGATCTTTTAACTAAATCTACAGATACTGTATGATCAGGAAATGATATTTCTGAAAATATAACTGTTATTTCTTTTCTTTCTTTTGCAAATAAATCAATGAAGGTATCTGCACCTCCAACAAATGGTTCTTTAATTAATCCAACTCTTGAATCATCAAATACCCACATATTGTTTTCTTTGTAAACATCTATACTAAAAATTGAATTATTCATAATATTATAATTTAAATTAAAAAAAGATAGTGAGAGACCCGCTAAAGAACTCTCACTATCCTAAATCACATTAGTTTGCTAATGGATTTGGCTGCATAGCCGCAGATTTTGCTACAGGAGCTGCTACAACATCATGTTGAATGAGTGTATCTTTTGCTTCTCCAAGTACAGGTACTGTAGTACGATAGATAGGTTTTCCACCTTTCGTAAGAATCTGTCCTGTTGTAGGATTCATTTTAGGAGCTTGTGGACCAAGTTCTCCTGTTTTCTTATCTCTTGTCAATCCAAATGGTTCAAATCCTTCAACCACTTGAAGATTCAATTCATGACCAATTTTAGCAGAGATGTCATCTCCTACTGCAAATTTGAATTCATCCATTCTCTTTGCAGAAACTGTTTGAAATGCTACACGAGGTTTACCAGGACCAAATCCTGCATGACCATCCATCATAAATGATACTAATCCACCATTTGATGCTTTCTCTACAACTTGTTCCAAGCGTAGTTGATAGGTGTCATTCTTTGTTTTACGAATTGCTGTTACAATTGTTGCGTTCTTTTTCATTTTATTTTTGTTTTGATTTATTTTTGAGTAATTGTATTGGTTCTTACAATATGTCTGATATATGGATCTTTAAATACAAATAGAATTTTATTTGCAATTGCATTTTCTTTTCTATTTCTGAAATCTAATTCAGCCATTAAACATACTTGTAAAAATGGTAATGAGTAATCTGCAGTTTCCTGCATTTGTCCTTCTTTAATCTTTGTAATGAATCGTTTAATATGCTTATCATCCATATCTCTGATTCTCTTTGGTCTACCTTCATAATAGGGAAAGTGTACCACTACATTTCTTAGCTTATCTATGGAGGAACTAGAATAAGCTTCTTTAGCTTGTGGAAATACTGGTGTGAATGACATATATTTTGTTTTTTAATTAACATAAATTAATAAATTTCCTGTCCAATTATAAAATAGAACTAATAGAAATAATAAAAATACTACTAATCCTATAGTTGTTATTCCTATAACCCATAATAAAAATGGTGCACCTATTAAATCATCATTTTTATCTAATGTTTTACCAATAATATATGGCAGATATATTGTTAATATAATTAAAACTATAATTAATACAACTTGTTCTATCATGCTACTTCTTTCTGTAATAATTCTTCACCTTCTAACACCTCAGATTTAAGATCTTTATGATGATTCATAAAATCTAATGCATGTTTAGGATCTTTGAATTCTTGTTCCCATTCTTGCTCTGAATGAAAACATTTAAATTTTATTTTAATCATTTTAGTTCATATTTACTGTAATTTTATCGAAAACACTTAAATTCTTAAATGTTTGAGTTCTATCCACTATAATCATTGTTACAAATAATGGACGAAATATTTCAAGATACTCTTCAGGTAATATAATACCATAATATTGTATTTTTTTCTGTACTTTTATCTGATTTTGTAATTATAATTTTCAGGAATTTTACCATTCTTTTTAACAATACATATAGTAATACATGGTAATATATTAATACAATATCTTCTATGATATTCAGAATAATGAATACCTATCCAAAAACTATGTAGTTTGAATAATAGAAATATCATTTTATTGGCTTTAATACTATTATATTAGAATCTGCATAAACTACTTCTGTATTAAAGAATAATTGATTTAATTGAATTTTTTTAGATGCTTCAATGACTTTTTTATTATCAGAATCTACCTTAAATACTAAATATCCAATCATACTATAAGATCCTATAATAGCAAATATTAATAGAATTGTATCTAATTTTTTCATTTTAATTTATTTTAATAAACTATTAATCTTACGGGATTAATAGTAAATTGAATAGATATATTGCTTTTAGCATGTTATATCAATAGCTTACTATTCATATTAATAAAGATATGTTGCCTTGAGCTATTAACACAACGCTTACTTTATTAAACTCTTACTCCATTAAAGATAAGAGATCCCCATTTAGGAGCTTTAGAATCAAACTGTTTCAACAATACACTCAATGTATCATTGTACATTTTCTTATTCTCTTTCAACTTAGAATAAGCATGTTTAAACATTTTAATTCCTTTCTTATCTCTTGCGAGAATAGAATCATCTCTTTTAACTAATGGACAACGAAGATCTTCTCCTACCATTTGCATATCATTACTGAAATCAACTGGTGGATATTTATCTTCTTTACTTCCTCGAACAACCTTTGCTTGTTGTTTTACTCTTGTAATCAAGATTACAGATACTTTACTATCCATAAATAGTATTCTGAATGGTTCTGATTTCAATATGTACATAGTTTTGTAGTTTTAAATAAGTTTAGCTGTTTTGTAATGAATAATTCTCTTCCATCCAAGAATAAATTCTTTCAACTTATCCTCTTTATCAAATATTGGTGCTATTTGAACATGAGAAACAGGTGATGGATTCTTAAACTTTGTTCTTCGCATCCTTCTATTTAAATCAAATCCTGATGGATTAAAAGGATGTTGTAATTTTGCAACTTCTTTTGCTGTAAATGGTTTGTTTAATCCTTTTCTCATATTATTTTGTTTTTTTAATATATTTCTGTTCGTATAAACTAGGAAAATGACAGTATTTTTGATGCTTAATATTATTTACTGTCTTTAAATGAGCCTTACTTTGAGCCATTGGTAATGTATGTCAATCAGGAGCTGTTTTACATGAAGTAAATACCATTAATAAAAACATTATACATGCAAATATTATTGTATATATAAAAGTTCTTACTCCCCAGGTTAAATTTGTGAATGCATTTTTCATAATTTTTGAGTTTTAAGAGTGAAAATAAACTATTGTAAATACTCAGAAGCTTGATTAACACCAATTAAGTGAGAATATTATCTCTAAAGTTAATACTGACCTCCCTGAGATACTACAGAGGTTCTAAATGGATTTCTCCAATTACAATAGTTCATTTAATTTACCTTTCAGTAAATATTTTAAAGGTTATTTTCAATCCATTCATTGACATCAAATTCTTTACCTTGTTTAAAAGAATTTACACAATGAATAATTACATTTCTTACTTTAATTTCAACTTCATCCCTTGTATAACTATCCTTAATAGGTTTAATTGTAATAGTATTATCTTTTGGATTTACTTTAGGAATATCGTAAAATTTACCTGGAATACTATTATTACCTGATTCTTTAATTGTACTCAATTTTCCATCATCTCTCTTCCACTGAGATTCATATTCAACCATTACTTCAGTAATCTGTTCTCCTTTGTTATATTTCTCAATATATTTTTCAATAAATGAGGGAGAAGGTTGAGGTAAATAATCAAGAACAAATGATTTCTTTTCAGATGGATTATGATAAGTTAAAGAACTATCTGTTGTAGCAATGATTTTCTTATTACCACTCCATTCCTCTTTATCAGTACCAATAGCTTGACCAATATCTCCATCAATATCATAAACCCAATCACCTTCTTTAATTTCTTCATCTGATAAGAAATATAAATGCTGACAAAGAGTACTTTTATCATACCAATCTAACTGATTAAGTTGTAATTGACCTGATATTGCGCCTAGGAATAATTTGACTTTTTGATTAGTTGGAAGCATTAACAACTGTAGTTTCTTTAACATATCCGTAGATTTTAGTTTTAGATTAGTTTATCCCTCTGCATTCTATTCATTGTTCAGCATTTAAAGCTTTCTTGAATAGCTCATCCTTGGGAAATGAGTTATGATGCATTAGACCCAGTATCTCTTCACTTGAAGTGCTGCTTGCTAATATTACTATTAGGGCATAAGCTCATCTTGTGCCTACGCTGGGCTATCCATAGGAGAGAATATTTTATAAATTCAATACAAATACAAACTATCAAATATATACAATATATTGAGCGTGATATTATTACAATCACTTGTGCTATTTTGAAGCGGTTTGTATAAGGTTAATAGTCAATTAACTAATTGCTCTTATTCAGAGTAAAACTTATTGTTAATTATGAGTATTTGTATTGAATTTAATGTTTTAATGTGTTAAATAATAGAACCAAGTCCATGCAATACAGAATAAAAACACCATAAGAAATGTTTCTCCTGTATATAAATGTTTTTCTTTATTTGTAGCATTTACATAAAACACAACTAAATTGTGTATTACAGTATATGTAAAGAATAAAGAAAAGAATAATATGATTAGTGTTATCATAGTTTTGTATATAGTTTAGTAGTTAGTTTATAATTAATTTTCAAAGGGTACATCATTTCTGCTCATCTGCAGCGTAAGATTGTTATTCAGTATAAACCTTCGTGAAATCCTATATATTATACCAATGGTGGCTTTAATATAATGTAAATCTATCACAATATGTACTCCAATACATATCACTCTGTTTTACACCTTTTGGAGTGTGCTTATCAGAGTATTGCAATGTTTGATTAGAAATATATCCCATTCTTTAGCTGAGTTCGTATCTACCTAAGTAGCACATGTAGAGCTTAATTTCTAATCCTTTGAATGTTTTAAGAGAGCAGAAGCTTATCCCTACTCTCTAATAGTTTTCATAGGTACTATTGAACCTATCAATTAGCAAATATCCCATTTGCTGGGCTAATCAATATTTTAATGAATAATAGGCTTTGTTCACCACTGCAATCATATCTATCTACATCTTACACTTTGTTTATATGTGTACATTTCTTTGGCTTTTATGCCTTCAATAGATATTAAACATGCTAGTATCCTATTATAGGTACAGGTAATTTACTTATTAGATATTTAATAAGATTATTCTTTATGTAAAGAATTACAAACTGTCAGAGTCTTTAATGTCTGCTCTTTTTGGTGCTTCAAAATATCTTGCTTTAAGGAGAGATAGCTTTATTCCAATAACATAAACCCTTAACTTTATGTGTCTTATCTCTTACTTTCATATGTTTTTCAGAGAACTCTTGGCTTATTTCCCGTAATTTAATTGAATCCATTGAATACTTGAGGATTCTAATCCAGAATCAATTCCTTTTTGATAAGCATCATCAATATCAGATGCCATTACTCTAAGGATAGAGTTTGTGCTTTTAGAAGAAGCATAACTTATAAGATATTCATTCATGATTGTATCAATTAATTTAAATGAATTGTAAAGCCCTTTAAATAACAAATCTTACAATATTGTTTAGGACTATGAGACCAATTGAATGGTTTAGATAATATATTCTTATTCATATCAATTAGCGATGTTTTTCGAGTTTTTTTGTTTGATTTTGAGTTGATTTCAAAGGTTAGATAGGTATAGTATATAACTATCATCATTTTTGATCTAATTTCACACATTTAATAAACAATACGCAAACTTTACGGAGTTATTGTACTGAAAAAGGAGCAATCAGAGCTAAATTCTACCTAATCGTGTAGTATTAGTTACATTCTCACTTTGTTATCTTCATCGGATCAATGCTGTATGGACCGATGTATGTTTATACATTATATATAGTGTATCAATATACTATCACCTATCTGGGTGAAGAGCTAATTACTCTTATCATATACTGATACACAAATGCAAGAGATTATAGTGATACACAAATGTAAGAGACTAATAAAGGGGAGCCGAAGCCCCCCTTGTAATGCTGATCACACATGATTAGATGTTGATCCAAGCATCAATCTCTTTTGCAGCCCCCTCTTTATTCTTGAAGATTCTCTTCGTGAGGACAGCATTATCAGATACCTCAACTTCCTGACCAACCTGAAAAGCTAATTTAGCTTCAGGAGTTGCAACAGAGACGAAACCTGATTCACCTCCAATGGAACGCATTCCATTAGGTAATACAGATGCTCCTTTGGTGAGCAGGATAGTTCTTCCTGCAGGAGTTTGATTAATCCAAGATACAGTTAATTTCATGATAGCGAGTTTTTGAATGTGAATATGAATTGATAGCACGGGTTATTCCAACGTGCCAAATTAGGTGGGAGGGTAGAAGTTAGCAGGTTTAAATTTTCAGAGAAATTAAAAAATTTCAAAAAAAATTTTAGGAAATCTGACGTGTTTTTACCTACCTCAACTTTTGAAAATGAGTGATTTTGAGTTAAGTGCTTGATAATGAGAGAGAAATTATTTTACCTAAACTATTGACAAATGAATTTTAATGTTGTATCTTTGTCTAAATTAAAATTGAGATGAATTTTGAAAGTAGATTTAAAATAGGAGATGAGATAGTTTTTATTTCTAGTAAACTATCTGCAATTATTGGAACTAATGAACCTATATATGGAACAATAGTAAGTGTAAAATTTACTAAAGCTAAAGTATTTTATGATATTTTAGATGATTATAGAGGTAAAATTTATGAAGAAATAGATTCTATAAATGTAGCAACAATAGAAGAAGGAATAGAAGAATAAAAGAAATTAAATTAGATGAGCTTAATATGACACTGTAACTTCAGTTAAATCTATTAAGTTTCTCTAATGGGATGTAAATACTCAAATAGAGTTGAGAAACCCCAATAACAAGAGGAGCAAAGACCTAGGGAGCACAACCATAAAAAGTAGTTAAAAAGGTTGCCTTAGAGGACTCAGAATTAAAAACCGATACTCTCTCAAGAAACTTGGATTATAAGGAGGTTAAAAACTTCAAAAGTGGTGGTAACATCATTTTCAAGGTAAAAGTCTGTTCAGTTATTAATATAGAATATATCAAAAATAATATAAAAAGAAGGATTTATAAAGTATTAAAGAGAAAGAATAAACCTTCTAAAGCTGAGATAAGAATTGCTAAGTATTTGAAATCTAATAAAATAGATTATATACAAGAAAAGGAATATAGGGATTTATTCAACCCCAAGACTAAGCAACCTTTAAGATTTGATTTCTGTTCTGAGCAATTGAATCTTTGTATAGAATATGATGGAATTCAACATTTTGAATATATTCCTAAGTTTCATGGTAAAGATCCTTTAAAGGGTATGAAGAAACTAGAGGCTCAGAAAGCTAAGGATAGAATAAAGGATGAATATTGTTATGAAAGAAAGATTAGATTAATCAGAATCAAGTATTTAGATTTTGAGAAAATAGAAGAAATATTAGAAAAAGAATTAAATAAAATAGAAAGATGAAAAAATTGATTATAGGGATTGGATTATTCCTTTGCTCATTAAGTGGTTACTCTCAATTTATTGGGGCTACTAATTTAACTACCAGTATGCAGACTGAACCAATGAGTAATTATACTTCATTAACTTTTGGTTGGTATGATGTTAATTCCCTAACAGTGCAGTTTCAGCCTTTGGATTTTAATCCTCTAATGGCTACAGGAATACCTCCTAATTACACTTATACTTCAATAGCACCTTGGATGTTTAACTTTGGAGTTGGACCTTCTCAATTGACTAATATTGATACTACAGGACTTTGTAGTAAACTAATTCATTGGAGAACTAAGAGTATCTCAATTAATCAAGATACAGTTCTAAGTCCAATTCAAAGTTATTTTGTAGGATGTCCTGTAGATACTACAATTGTAGTTCATCTAGGGGTAATTAATGTACACAAGAAAACAAGAACTCACTAAAATGAAGAAATTAATATTAAGTAGTTTAATGATTTTAGGATCATTATTTTGTAAAGGTCAGATAGCTCCAATTGTAAATACAGATGTTTATTTACAACATATGCCTATTTATAACTATACACATATAAGTACTAATGGTACTCAAAAAACTCTTGAATTTACAGGAGCTTGTGCAGTATTAGGTCCAGATAACTTAAAATTGGCTTGTGATTCAGCTAATGGAATATATCCAGTTGGTAGTGATATGCATATTCCAGAGTATTATGAAGTTAACTTAATTAACCCTTGTACTTTAGATACTATAGGAGAGGGATATAAAGAAGAGTTTTATCTTACCCCAGATGGAACACAATTTCCTTATGAGGTTAGAAATGGATCTGCTTATAATTTAGTTCAAAATGGAACTTATGGATATGATTCAGCAGAATGGGATACTCTTATTCATTATGGAACTCCGGATACAATGATTGCTTGGAATCCAACTTCTGGTAATACAGGATTTGACCCAGCAACAGATTGTGTAACAGGAGTACTTTATGGACATTCAGATGCATATAATGGTAATTCTTTTGATATTACAAATGTTCCTGATGGAATCTATATTTTTAGAGTAATTATTAATCTACCTAATTATGTACACGATCCTGGAAAATATCCTAATTTTGTACAGCATTTATGTAGTATTCAAGGTAATTCATTCACATGGGTAGATAGCTACCCTAGTTGTTGTTCTGGTCCATTAGTAGCACCAACTAATTGTGTAGCCACTGGAACATCCCTATCATGGAATGCAGTTCCTAATGCTTGTGGATATGTAATTCAACGATGGTTAGTTAAAGGTAATAATCAAATTCAAGCATCTGGTCCAATTAAAAGAACTACAGGAACTACTTTTGTAGATACTGATAATATTCCTAAAGGTCAATATGCTTGGTATATTAAAGCTGAAAATGGAAGTTTTGGTCCAGAAGGACACACAAATAAAGTAAATATTAAATAAATAAAAATATGAACGCACCAGTATTAACTAGCACTCCAACAGGAGTTAAAATGACTTATGAAGTAAAACCAGGAATGACAGATATTGCTCTGCAAGGATATGATATGTTATATAAAGCAGAAGATCCAATGCATCAATCATGGGGATTCTTCTTGTATAAGTTATGCAATCTTCCTTTAAATGGAGTAGTGGATTTTACTTATAACAAAATTGAACAAGCAGTTTGTGGATCTAATTCACCTTTTGTTCCAGGACATAGTTATCATCTTAGGGCTGTAGCAACTTTTACAGATCATGGAGAATGGGTAGATTTTGAATTTACTGATTCAGGATCTAGTACTACAACCGCAGGGGTAACTACAAATACAACTGTTAAGAAAGGACATAAATAATGAAACTCTGGCTAACTAAGTATATTGGTGAGCGTAAATATTACTTAACTCTATTTAAACCTCTTAAAAGAAGGGTTAAAGGTACTAAACGAAATGCATTATATGTAGAGCCAGGAGAGACAATAGGAGTTCCTTATTTATGTGAAGAGGGAATTGTATCTTTATTTGGAAGTAAGATATTAAAATTAAAAGATGGAGAATCTATAAAAGTAAATATACAAGGAGAAATAATCAATGGAAGTTCAACATAAGAAATTAGGAAGACAAAATGCTTGGGGACAAGCAAGTGAGTGGCTTAATTTAATTGAGTTGGATGAAAGATTAGTTGGGAAGAAACATTTAGAAATTGCAATACATGAGATTATGCATATACAGAATCCTGATTGGAGTGAAACAAAGGTAAAAAAGAAATCAAAGGAAATGACTAAAGTACTTTGGTTATTAAAATATCGAAGAATAGATGATAGAGAAAAGCAACCCAGTGGAACTAAGGCATAGTTTAGAAAATTTAGATTATTTAAATGAAATAGGTAGAGATATAACTTTACTTATGCATAAATTAGATGCTAGATTTTATGAAATAAAGAAAGATGTTGAAGATTTAAAAAAGAAACTTTCTAATAAAATGATTCAGTTGAATTTTGAAGAGAGTGAGTTAATAGACAGGATAGCGGGGAAAGATGATAAAGATAGAGACTCAGTATAAAGATTTATTTTACAAATGGCTTACATGGTTATACCCTGTAATAGAGATTGAAGAGGGAGAAAGGAAGCTTCTAGCTGCTTTTATTACATTACATTATTTCTATTCAAAAAGAGATTATAATCAAGATACCTTAAATCAGCTTTTATTCTCTGATGAAACTAAGGAAGGATTACGGACTAAACTTCAATATAGTAAGATTAAATTTACTAAAGCATTTAATAAACTCAATGAGTTGAATTTGATTAAGGATGGGAAATTACATCATCTATTAACTAGGTATCCTAAAGATGGTAATTTCAAGATAGTTGTTGATTTTAAAATTGTAAACTAATGATTAGTTGGGTAAAGAAGGTTTATTATAAGTTATTTCCAAAAGAAGTAGAAGAAGTAGAAGAACCATATACAATAGAGAATTTAGTTGAAGATTATAGAAAATGTAAGAAAGAAGAGCTTATTGAACTTATGAAACAAGGAATAGATCCTATTCCAGATGATACATATTCTGATGGTTTAGAGTTAATATACTACACTCCAGAAGAAAATATACAGAGAATAAAGTATAAAGCTTATGTTAAACATAGAATCAATAGAAAACCATTAGAGGTTAAATTAAATGAACTTAGATTAGAGATATGGAAGTAATGTTAAATAGAGATATTATTGAAGGTTTGGGTTTTAGTAAAAAGAGTCTTAATAATAAATATTTTTTAAGTTCTGAATTTAATAAGAAAATAGGACATCTTATTTGTACAATAAGAACTACAGAATCAAATCTACAGAATGATAATCATGATGGTCATATGGGAATAGCTACTAAAATCTGGTTTAAAGATCCTATAGATTCTTGTTTAGATCCTGAAAGGGGATATTTGAGATATTGGGGATTTATAAAAAATGAAGATGAGTTGGTAATGATTTTAGATATGTTGGGGATAACTTGGAGAGATTAAATAAATTATGCAAACATTAGAACATCCACAAGTTTATTATAGAGGATGTGAGACATTAGATAGATTAATACAAGTAGCAAATAAGGCAGATTCAATTAATGAGTTTTTTAAAGAAACTGGATCGGAGTCAAAGATTGAATATGAAACATTTATTGACAGAGATCAATATATAATTAAATTTTGTTTATGGAGAGTATCATAGAAAGACTATCAAAGCAATATGATCTACCTAAAGTAGCCATTGAAGCAATAGTTAAATCTATGTTTGGATTTGTAGCAGAGACAATACGGAAGGGAGAATTAGAAAGTGTTGCACTGATTCATTTAGGTAAGTTTTGTGTTAAACCAGGAAGAAAGAAATTCGTATTAAAAATAAGAGATTTTAAAGATAAATTAACGGAGAAGGAGAAATTAATGGATGAGGTTTACTTGGAAACAAATATTACAAATATTTAAAAAAAAGCAAATATCAGAAATAATTGAGGGATGGAATAACTGGATCTTTGAAACAGAGGAGATTAAACAGGTTGCTGAAAAGAGATTAAATATTTGTTTAACTTGTCCATTTAGAAGTGATATAGAGAAATCCCCAAATAAGATATTATCAAATTCATATTGTACTGCATGTGGATGTACATTAGAGAAGAAAACAAGATGTTTAAAATGTGTATGTCCTAAAGAAAAATGGATGCCTTATGAAAGTTGAACTAAAGGTAAGTATGGATCTGATAAATCAAAAGAACAAAGTAATTAAAAAGAACTGTATTGTTAGATATTTATTAGATACAGATGATATACAATATCCACAAGAAGTATTAAATAGTAAAGGTGGTGTTGTAAAGAATAGATGTAGAATTTACGTTAAAGGATTAGATACTTTAGTAGTTTCACATGGTTATGAGTACATTAAAAATTTAATTAATAGTAAAGAAATAAAAGGATTTAAAAGATGAAGAAAGAAAAGGGAAGTAATGGAGCAGTTGGAGTACCAGGAAGTCAGGGATTTGTAGATTTTAGTAATCACATTACACCAACAAGGAATCAATTGTTTGTAGAGTTATTTGAAGAAAGTAATATGACTGCTGCTGGTATTATTAAACCAGATAGTCAAATTGAAACAGAACCATTTGCTACTGTTATTGCAGTATCAGATACACTTAAAGGAATTAAAGCAGGGGATACAGTTCTGATGCGTATGGGAATACAAGCAGACGTATTTAAACTACAAGGTAAGAAATATGCAATGCTTACAGATTTTGATATTGTAGCAGTTATTGATGAGGTCATGATTCAGGAAATGAAACGTAGTCATAATATTAAAAAACAACCAACACTAGAGAACTAATGAATAAATTAGAGATATTAGCAAAACTTTTAAAAGAAGATAAGATAACAGTAGAGGAATTTAAAACTCTTTTAGAACCTTATTATATAAATCAGTATCAACCTTATTGGACTGGTTATGATGTACCTTATAAAGTTACATGTGGTTCAGTTACTTCATCTGATAATTTTGTAACTAGCGGATAATGGAATTATTTACTTTCGATAAGAATCAAGTAACAGTAAGACCTCATACTCTTCTTATAAAGGAATTTAAAGTAATTTGGGATAGAGATAGGAGTAAGAATAAAGAATTTGCTTTACAAGAACTTGCCTATGTATTTTATATTGCAGATTATAAATCTATTTATTTAAGTACAGCACCAGAAGAAAGATCTGCTATTCTTATAGATGATTTAAATTTAAAGAATTGGAAACCAGATTCTGTAATAGAAGATGCGATAAAGAAATATGCAGATCTACAGAAAACCATGTCTATGAGATTCTTAGATTCCCAAAGGCAAGCTTTAGAGCAACTTATGTTATATTTTAAGAATATAAAATATGAGAACATCTCCAAACCTTCAGAGTTATCTAAGAGTATGACTGATACTGCAAAGATATTAGAATCAATAGATAAGATTGAAGAGAGAATTAGAAAAGAGCTTAGTTCCAAAGGTAAAACAATGGGTGATAGGGAAATAGGTTTATTTGAAGATCCAGAACCAAATGAGTAATATAAAAATCAAGTGGACTAATACAGATGCTTTTCGAGCATCAGCTATTTTCTTTAAAGAGAATGGTACATACTGTAAATATCCACCTGGTTCTAGAGCTTACAAAAAGTTCTGGGATGAAGAACGTAAAAGAGCTTTAGAAGGTTATACAGTAGATGGTAGACATATAACTGGTTATCATTATTGGTATTTAAACTATTGTGTAATTCAACAGGTAATACCCGTATTAGATAAGAATGGTATTATTCAGTATGATAAAGATGGTAATGTACAGGGAGATAAGATTACAGATTTTCCTTTATTCTGGGATTCAGATGTAGATTACTTTAATTATGTTGAAAATGCAGCTCTTAATAGTAGGCATTGTGTAGTTCTAAAAGCTCGAAGAAAGGGTTATTCCTATAAGAATGGAAGTATGCTTACTAGGAACTATTTCTTAGTTCCAGGTAGTAAATCTTATGCTATCGCATCTGAACAGAACTTCTTATTAAAGGATGGTGTATTAGCTAAAGCATATGAGATGATGTCTCATGTGGATGAACATACAGCATTTGCTAAGAAAAGAGATTTTATAGATAGACCTCTTCATAAGAGAGCTTCCTATAAATGGACAGTTGATGGAGTTGTTATAGAAAGAGGATATAAATCAGAAATTATTGGAATGACTTTGAAGAATGATGTTCAAAGAATTCGAGGTATCTCTGGTAAATTAATTCTTTTTGAGGAAGCTGGTAAGTTTCCTAATCTATTAACAGCTTGGAATATTGCAAAGAGTTCTGTAAAGCAAGGTAATAAGGTTTATGGAACATTATGTGCATTTGGAACTGGTGGTACTGAACAAGGAGATTTTGGAGATCTACAGGAATTATTTAGTTCACCTGAAGGTTATGAAGTTTATCCACAAGAGAATATCTGGGAAGATGGGAACATTAGAAAAGAATGTGCATTCTTTGTACCAGATTATTTAAATCTTGATGGATATTATGATCATGATGGTAACTCTGATATACCTACAGCTACTGAATATATAAAGAAGGAAAGAAAGAAAGTACTGGATAATACAAGAGATACTAATGCTTTTAAGAGACATTGTGCAGAGCATCCAATGATCCCTACCGAAGCAATGATGAAATTGTCAGGAAATAGATTTCCTATACAAGATTTATCAGGTATCCTTGCTAGATTAGAATTGGATTCTCAATATGAGAAGAGCTTATATAAAGGTAGATTTACAATAGCAGAAGATGGAACTATTGAGTTTAAGCAGGATGATAGTGCTAAAATTCTCTATAAGTTTCCTCACAAGAAGGAAGATAATCTGGATACGCCAGTAATCCTTTATGAGCAACCATATAAAGATCCTGATGGAAAGATACCTTTTGGTATGTACATTGCAGGAACAGATCCATATGATCATGATCATTCTGTAACAGGTTCATTAGGTTCTACATTTATTATTAATAAACTAACTGGAAGAATAGTAGCAGAGTATTCAGGAAGACCTGAAACAGCTAAACAATATTATGAGCAAGTACGAAGATTACTCATTTACTTTAATGCCAGAGCATTATATGAGAATAATCTAATTGGAATGTTTAATTATTTTGAATCTCAAAATTCGTTGCATTTGCTTTGTTTAGAACCTATATGGTTAACTGATATTGTAAAGAATTCATCTGGTACAAGAAAGTATGGACTAAAGATGTCTAAGGAAGTAAAGAGTTTTGGTGAAGGTTTAATTCATCAATGGTTAATTGCTCCTTACGATGCTGAAAAAGGTATCCAGAATATGCATAAGATTCGTTCTATACCTTTATTAGAAGAATTAATTAAGTACGATCCTGAAGGAAACTTCGATAGAGTTATGGCATTAATGTGTGTTCTTTATCAGTTAGGAGAGGAAAGAAGATATGTACCTGAAATAGATAGTACTCAAAGATATAAAACATTTACACAAAAAGATTTTTTTAACAAACCACTGTTTCAAAAGAAACAAATTTTTAACAATTAATTATGGATCAGATCACCTTACGAGAATTCCCTGTACAGAAAAAACTGTATAGTGAAAAAGATAAAGAATGGAGAGAGAATTGCGTAGATGCAGTTATTTCTGTTTGTAATGCATTTGGAAGATCTCGTAGATCAAGTAATAAACAAAAGAGACGTAACTATAATCTCTTTAATAATAAGATTGATAGAGCAGATTTTGATTATGTTCTTAATCCTTTCAATCTTTCTAAAGAAGCTATTAAGGAGTTTCAATTTCCAGCAACCTTACAACCCTATGATATTATAAGTAATTATTTTCAGTTGCTTATGGGAGAGGAAATGAAACGTCCATTTAATCCTTTAGTTGTGGCAGTTAATGAGAGTGCTATTTCTGAAAAGCAAACTCAGAAGAAGGATATGATAATGAAGAGTTTAGAGGAACTATTATCACATACTGTACAAACTGGAGAACAGGTTCAACCTGAACAATTAAAGAAATATAGAAATTATAGTCCTAAAGCAATTCGTGAAAGTGTAGCTGAAAAGTTACTTAATCACTATATGAGAAAAGAGCATCTTACAGAAATGTGGAATGCTCATTTTAAAGATGTACTTTTAGGGGGTGAGGAAATTGCGGATATATCTCAAGTTGCAGATGAACCAAGAGTGAGAAGGGTAAATCCAATGGAGATATACTTCTTATTACTTAATAATTCGGATAAGGTAGATGAAGCAGAAAAGATCTATGAAAGAAATAGGTTAACTGTATCAGAGATTATAGATGAATTCTATGAGTATCTTACTCCAGATCAAATAGATGATTTAGAATCCTATTCACAAGGTAACACCACAAATTATACATATGGACCATTCTTATTCAATATTGCAGAGGTAGAATCTATTTATACCTTTGAAGATGATTATGGTGAAAGGGGTATTCCTGTACATAGAACTAGGTGGCAATCTAAGAAGAAAGTTGGATCATGGCATTATATTGATGAGAATGGAGCACCTCAAGAAGAACTTGTAGATGAGACCTTTAAAGTAAATAAGAAAGATAAATCTCAATGGGTTGAATGGTTCTGGATTAATGAATATTGGGAAGGAACTAGGATTGGTCAAGATATGTATCTTAATATTAGACCAAGAAAACAACAATTCAGATCTATTGATAATATTTCAAAGAATAAATCAGGATATGTAGGTACAGTGTATTCTTGTACCAATAGTCAATCAGTATCCCTAATGGATAGGTTAGTTCCTTGGATTTACTTATATCTCATTATCTGGTATAGGACTGAACTTGCAATGGCTAAGAACATTGGAAAGTTAGGTTTAATTGATGTTTCATTGATTCCTGATGATATGGAACCAGAGAAATGGATGTACTTTGCTCAAGCAATGGGATTTGGTTTTATCAATCCATATAATGAATCTAATAAATTACGAGGGATTCAGGGTGGAAACATGGCTGATCGTAATAAAGAATTAGATTTATCACAAGCAGCTTATATTAAAAATCACATTGATCTGTTAACTTTCATTGAACAAAAGATTCAAGATACTTCTGGTATCACTAGACAGCGTTTAGGAGAGATTACAAGTAGTGAACTTGTTGGTAATACAGAAAGAGCAGTAACTCAATCAAGTCATATTACAGAGCCTTATTTTACTCCACATGAGTATTTCAAGGTTAGATGTTGTGAGGCTCTTGTAGAAGTGGCTAAAGATTGTTTAGAAGAACGTAAGAAAGCATTTCAGTATATTACTGATGATGTAGATACAGTTCTCTTTGAAGTAGATGGTGATGATTTCAATAATGCTGATTATGGAGTATTTGTATCTAATATAAGTAGGGATCAACAAACTCTTGAAACATTAAAGCAATTGTTACAAGCTGCTTTACAGAATGATAAAGTAGAATTATCTCAAGTTGTAGATGTATTGAATACAAATTCAATTTCTGATATTAAGAGAAAACTTATTGATGCTGAAGAAGATAGACAAGAAATGCTTGTACAGCAACAAAAAATGGAACAAGAACATCAACAAGAGATGCAGAATCAAATGATTCAATCTCAAGCAGAAGCTCTTGATAGAGAAAGTGAAGAGAAACAATTGGATCGTGAGAATCAAATTCAACTTGCTATTATTAAAGCAGAAGGTTCTGCAGAGTTCAATACTGGTGATGCTGGGGTAGATACTTTAGAAACTGAAGCTAAGATTGCTTTGGAGAAAAGTAAACTTGAACATCAGAAGATGGTGGATAAGAGGAAGTTAGATCTTGAACAACTTAAAATTAATGCTGAGAATTTAAGATCTAAACAAGAATTAGATAAGCAGCACCAGCATGAAAAACAGATTCAAGCTAAAGATCATGAAAATAAAATTAAGGTTGAAAGAGTTAAAGCAAAATCACGCCCTAAGAAAACTGGAAAATAATGAAAATAGATTTAATGAGAGGAGTTTGTAAAAAGTGTGGAAGTGAGAAACACTTACTTGATTTTTGGTTTCAAAATAGGAGACCTTTACAAATATGTAAGGATTGTTATCCTAAAAGATGGAATATTGTACATTATAGATAATTCATTTTTTGAAGAAACTAAACAATTAGCCTAGTAAAATTAAAAATACCCAATTAAAAAAAAATAATTGTGTAAATATGTTGTATATTTGCACTATAAATTCGATATATAGATGGAATTAGATTTGCGTGCGTTGGAGGGATTGAATATCCCAGACTTTGTTATTGACCCTAAAGATGAGATTGCAATTGCAGAAGCTCTTACGGATGATACAACAGGTGAGATTAAAGAAGCTCCAATAGGAGAAATTGAAAGTTATGATGCTTTTAATGTTGAAAAACAAGATAAAGATATTGTAGCTGAACCAGATGATAAAACAGTTATTCCTGCAGAGGGAGAAACAGATACTACAGAAGTTGATGAAAATGAAGAAGTTACTGTAGAAGATGCATTACCAGAAGGTGAAGTAAGTGTTGTTCGAGGATTAGCAGAATGGGCAAAATCTGAGGATATTTTTGATTATACGGATGAGGAGTTTCGAGATGATCCTAATTTCTTAAAAGATAAGATAAATCAAAAAGCACAAGTAGAGGCAGTTGAATTGGAAAAAAAGAGGCATGAAGCTCTTCCTCAACAAATTCATGAACTTATAGAAAATTACAAAGAAGGAGTTCCATTAGATAACCTTATTTATGCAGAATCAAGAATTGTAGAATATGGTAACATTACTCCAGAACAGATTAAAGAATCAGTAGAATTACAAAAAAGTCTTGTTATAGACTATTTAATGAATAATGATTCTGATGAAGCTGAAGCAATTGCAAAGGCTGATAAATATGAAGACTCTGGAATTCTTGAAGATGAGGCTGTAACTGCTCAAAAGAAATTGCTCAAATATCAGCAAAAGTATAAAGAGAATCTAATACAGGAAAATAAGAGGATTCAAGAGGTACAAAAAGCAGAATACGAACAAACTATAAATAAGATTACTGAAACTATCAATACAGCAAATGAAATTATTCCAGGAGTTGAAATAACCAAAGCTGATAAAGAAAAGATAATTAATGGTTATTTAAAACCTGATAAGAGTAAGAAAACAGAGTTAATGAAAATGATTGAAAAAGATCCAATGGCGCAACTTAAAATTGCCCAATTCTTTTTACAATTAAACGGAGATCTTGAAAAAGTTAAAGTTAAAGCAAAAACAGAGGAAGCTAAGAAAGCGAAAAAGGTTGCAACAACTTACAAAGAAACTCCAGGTTTAGGAAAACTTAACTATTCAACAATTGCAAAAGCTGTACAAATAGCAAAAAATCAAAGAGAAAATAAAATTTAAATTAAAAAATAAAACAAAATGGCAGTACAAGGTTTAAACGCACTACAAGTATCATATGCAAAGAGTTGGGCTGGTCTTACGACTGAGAACCACCTTTATGCTATTTATCAGAATGAGCCTCAAATGGCTTCTGATATTGTAACAGAAGTATTCAATAGAATGCAGTATATGGGACTTGATTCCTTCTTGTCTAAGTATCCTACGAAAGTAATGGATCACGATGGAGAATATGTATGGAATCTGAAGGGTGATGATAGGAAGGCAGTTCGTATAGTATCTTATACAGCAGCAGATTCTACTCGTCCTGGAATTAATCAATCTACATTCCAAATTGAACTAGAAGAAAGGTTCTTCGCAGTATCAGACTTCTTGATCTTTGATGATCGTGAATATGGTGTTCGTATTATCAATGATGGTTTCCCATCAGGTGCTAATGGAACAAACTGGGTATATGAAGTAGAAACAATGGATCCAAATCCATCTTCTTTCATTCCTACTCAACTTTTGACTGCGGGACGTAAAGTAAGTAAGCAAAATAACATTGTCACTAATACTCTGAATGATGAGTATGGACAATCTCAATTTACTTCGCA